GGAGGCAATAATAGAATGCCCACATTAGAAGAGCAGCAGAATTTAGAATATGAAATGGTGCAGGAGGGGGTGCGTAGGTACACCCACCAGAACCGAAAGATGATTGATAAAGAAATGGAGAGCCGCACCCAGCATGGCAGGATGATGGTAGCTAGTGTGGTTGGAGAGGTAGCTAAGGGGATACGAACCCTGCAAGAGACTACAACTTCTAATAGAGACATAGCTAGAAAGAAAGTTAAGGAAATGGATTCCGATAAGCTTGCTTACCTAGCTCTGGTCACTGTGATTGATGGGATAAGTAAGCGTTACACTTTAATGAAAGTAGCTCGTGCTGTTGGGATGTTCATTGAAGATCAGTACAGGCTTCAGCTTTGGTTAGAAGGTCAAGGTAAGGCTGCCGAAAATGTACTGAGGCTAGCCAATGATAAAGGTGAGTCAAGCTACCGAAACAAAAGGTACGGCCTCACCAACAAGATGAACAAGGATGGTTACCAGTATACTGAGTGGACGAATGAAGAGCGTATCCATGTTGGCTTGAGAATGATTGATATAATTATTCAGCAAACAGGGATTGTTCAGCTCAAAAAAACTTTCACAGGTAGAAACAAAACAACAACCTTTGTTGTAGCAACTGAGGCTACGCTTGAATGGATCAGGCGATACAATGAGGCAGGCATGAAGCGTAGGCCAAGGTACTGCCCATGTATTATTCCACCTAGAGATTGGGATGATCTGTGGGGTGGTGGTTA